TCATCAGTCGATGCTAGGTGCAAACATACACCATTAACATCAATTGTGAAATAATGCCAGACCTTATCATCTCCGGTCTGTTCTGTTGTGCAAGTAACTTTCTTGAAATTAAATTCTTTCTTTAACCGGATTGCTTCTCTGAGTGTCATATATTTTTTTTAGTTGTCGTTTAACATTCTTTTGGAATTCATTAAATGTGGTAGGCTTAGATGGTTCACACACACTCTGAGCCCTAGGATCGTGTTCGCACAATGCGAAGTCTAATCGTTTAATCTCGTATACTTTGTTCATTTCTTATTATATGATTTTGACTTTTTAATTGCCATTGTGATGTAATCCAATGCCCGTTTATAACCTTCCGCATAACCTTCGGCATAACTCATTTCCTTTCCTGCGATTTCCATTTCTTTGGCTTGTACTTTCAATTCCATATAATCAGATGTATCAATGTTTAATTGAATGTTTCTAATTGATGGAGTTTCTCGCAAATCTCCCTTGTATTCAAGTTCTTCAATGAACCACTCCATTGCCGTTTGTTGTTTATTGTTTGTCATTCTTTTATCGTTTATAAATTTGTTTAGTGTTTCACTTGTTTCATTGCTTAATGCTTCATCAAGTTTGTTTTCAAGTTTATTTAAGTCAAGGCTCATTGCTACCTCCTCCGTAGGTTTCGTTGTAGTAATCATGAAACTTTTTATACTCCCAATTACCATAGTAAAAATCCTCTGCCGTAACTCGGTGTTGCTCCTTCTCCATTTCCTTGGCTTGTTGTTCTGCTTTTGTTAGTTCTTCTGCATATTCAATTGGAGAAAGTTTGCCTAACCTTACTTGGATTTCTAGAACATCTCTTCTAACCGAAAACCACTCTACTGCCGTTTGTTGTTTATTGTTTGTCATTTCTGTTCTTTTAGTTTAGTGATGTAAGTAGGATCAGTTGCATACACACCGTTGATGTTCTGCAAATATCGATCTTGAATGTGAATGTAGCATTTAATATTATCCTCATATGTTTCATACTTGGCGTACACCCCGTGTTTACCAGAAACATATTTGCATTTGTGATGAGTGATGCCGAACATATTTTTGGCTTGTTTTCCTACATTGCTCTTTCCAAGATTTGATTCTAATCTCGCCTGGGCCACAGCCACATTGGGCAGAACGCAACCATTGTCGTGCAAACATTTAACAATTGCCTCTTCAGACAATTCAATATCTTGCTGTTCTGTAGGGTGAATATATTTATACACTACTTTAAAAGTTGGGGTAGTTGTAAGTAATTTCACCAATAAGTATACAATTGATAACATCAACAGTACAATTAATATTTTGCTCCAAGGTTTCTTAGGTTGGGGGATTAAATTGAGTTCTGAGTCCAAAAAGTAATTCATAATTTTACAATATTATATTATCTTTTTCAAAGTTCCAAGTTTTTATTGCAGCTTTCCAATTCTTCATCTTGTTTTTTCCAATCATCCAATTCTTAGACTCATAGAAGTTCCAAAACTTATCCGCTTGTACATTGGGATGGCGAACATTCTGTCTCTTAAGTTCCATAGCAACTTCGTGTAGTGCCGGAGGCTCAAATCGTTTAGAGGTAGGAGCACTGAGATTATCAAATGCCTCAAGCAAGGTTTCGTTAAACTGCCACGAAGGGTTTGCCCTATCTAGCAGATACTTAAATAGTGTTTGGATGTCTTTGCTCATAACTTTTGATTACATTGTTAATGATTTCGTTTTGGTTTGGATATTGCTCTGGCGATGCAATCCACACATCAGCAACTCGAAGGTTGCGCATCACACTTGTATGATGTTTAAGACCACATAAATCTGCAATCATTTGATGGTTGTATCCCACATATTTATTCAGTAGGTAAATATAAATTTGACGGATCAAGACTTCGTTGTCTTGCTTAGACCTCATCACTTCCCAATACTCACGAGGCACATCGATAACTTCTTCGATGGCTTCTGTCAGAGCAGTTCTTTTCTTACGCTGTATGCTGGTTTCAAATGCTTTCATATATATTATTTTTTAGTATTTTTTGAATTGTACTTGCATGAAATTTTCCATTTTTACTACCCGTATGTCCCATCATATTAATCATTTGAGCAATGGTGCGTAATGATAAACCTTGTTTGTGATATACTTTGATTTGATCAACAATTTGATATGCCTTTGGGTCTCGGACCAATTTACCATCCTCATTCTTAAATCCAAGGGGAGGATAAGCACAATAGACCTTATGATTCTTTTTTAGATTTGTCTTAACAGATTTTGTGTAGTCACTCGTAACATCAGATTGATACTCGGCAAACACGGCCATCAGATTACGCATAGCCTTACCGGAGGATCCGCTCATCTCCGGTTCTTCTATCGAATAGAACTTAACCTTCTTCTTCTCAAGTAAATCCATATTGTTAATGAAGTCCTTGAGGTTACGAGCAAAACGAGTGCTGTGCCATACAACCAAGGTAGATATACCACCCTTGTTGATGCGTTTCATCATGTCTTGGAAGCCAGGGCGTTTGGTATTTTTTCCACTAAAGCCAGCATCCTCATAAATATTTTCCAGAAAGATGCCCTTTTTCTGACAAAAGTCTATAATTCTTTCCACTTGGTTGTCAAGAGATGTACCCTTGTCTGCTTGCATATCTGTTGATACACGAATGTAGCCTATTGCATTCATCTGTTTAATCGTTTAAGCATTCTCGTTATGTATGTTTGTTTTGATTCACTACGATGCAACAGCAGCTCATTCCAATAAGGATAGATGTGATCCTTAATAAAGATGCTAATTGAAATCGTTCTCTCTGGTTCAGGTCTTGAAACCAACCTACGATTTTTGCGTATGTTTGTCTCCAACCTAACTGATAGGATGTCCTCAACCTTTTTCCTTGAGCCATATTTCTCAAAGACCTCAAGGTATATTGATTCGGGTACTTCTATTTCAATGTGTTTCATTTCTTACAAGATTGTATAAATATATCAATCATTAATTTGTGTATGAATAACATACCACATATAAACAATACGCATAGGAGTGATCGAATTTTATTCTTCATCTTCATTTATAAAACATTCATTGTCTATGTCATAGATATCATCCGATAGAATATCCAAGTCCTCAGCCACTTGCAATGCTTCTGGTAGAGTAGCGAACCACAAGTCCATTGTTGCTTGGTAATAACTTTCAGTGGCATTGATGTCTACATACAAGGCTTTTTCCATATCGAAATCTGCCTCATACTCAGCCTTCACATCCGGGATATCTTGTTCTACTGCATCCAAGAATTCTTCAAATGATACAATGTCAATCAAATCCTCGTGGTAGTACTCCAATGGAACAAGGAAGCCAGACTTACGGATGCTACAATCAAAGACATTAAAACTTACATTGCCTTTATTGGTTAGCACTTTGATTATCTGTCGGAATTCAATACTATCTCTTTGCATAATTCATAGGGGATTTGTGAGCGAACATAAGAACCTTTCAAGCCTTGAGTACCGGTTCTGCTACCACGGGGGGCAGAGATGTGGCAAGACATTCCGTTACTACAGGCTGGGCGTGGTTGCCATTGGTAGTTATTGGTCCAAATATCTGTAGGTTTCATACGGGTATCGCCATACTGACAATAGGTGACGGTGTTACGGATGTGGAGTATCTCACCCCATACATCCATCTTACGCATCATACCCCGTGGATTCTCAATGTACCATATTAGATTGGGGTTCAATTGCATATAGTGTTCGATGATACTGATTGTTTTCTTGAGGATTTGTAAGCCCATAATAGCATCTTGTGTTTTGGGTCTCCGATCTAATGTCCAATGCTTACCTATAGAGGCAACAGAGAATGTAGTACACGGAGGTGAGGCCCAAATCATGTCCGGGATGAAGGATACTTTATCGGTATCGAATTGATTGATATCAACGGCATAATCAATGCCATCAAACGGTGTCCAATCTGAGGAGAATACCTCGTGACCTAACTCATCGCACACCTTACCGATACTGCGAGAACCTGCGAATAATTCTAATACTTTCATGTCTGTTTTATTTGTTTAGGTAAATAGTTTGTACTTTATTTCTACTGAACTCTCCCCATTTGTTTGTGTATTCTTTGAGGACAATCTCGAAGATGTAGTCATCAATAGATTCTACATGGTATTTGCCTGATGCCATTTTTTGTAGTGCATTGATAATCTTGCGAGAATTGTTTTCTAAGGTGTGGTAATTACCAGCACATCCACACCGACAGCAATTACCTCTGCCTTCATACATCTGTTCAATCTGACCTAAGGAAAAAGTAATCTCCTTTGGTTTTTGTACTCCCAATTCAGGAGAGTGCATTGGTGTGTGTGTTATCTTAAATTCCATAAGTACCATCGATTATTTTAATTTCAGCTTTTAGATTACCTATTTCTTTTTCCAACTTCTCGATGCGTTCGATTAGTTCGGCTTTCTTGTTTTCTATTTTCAACAAACTCCAAATAGCATCATCGATAACCTTAACTTGCTCATCCCAATATGGCGATGGAAAGAAGAACTCTGGTGAGTACAAGTCATCTCCTTGTTTGTCAAGTTCACGAATAACGAACGATGTGATTCCTTGATTGTGAGTAGTGAGGAAGTGGAGGTCGATGTCTCCAAGTCCTTGTGAGTAATTAACAGATACCAAAGAACCATCTTCGATGGTAATGTAAATGTTGCGATCTGATTCTTCTACTTGAGCAATAATTTGGTGTATCATATTTTTTTTATTTAGTCTTTATAAATTCCAATAACGCCAGGGTTAACCCATTGTGCAAAGTAACCATTCTTTTCAAGGAAGGCTGTTAGTTCTGTACTCACACCCAAATCGTAGTATTTGTAGTCTTGAGTCCAATAGTTGAACATATCGTATCCACGAGAGTCCATCACCGGCTCTTCTGCTGAGACAGAGAAACAATCCGGTGAGTTCTCAGTCCATCCATTGCCATCGGCAAAGATTAACATCTTGGGGTACTTCTTCAATAGTTGTTTGATTAGTGTTTCTTTTTTCATAATACTAAAACGTGGGGTTCAACATAATACCAGAAAGAGAACTGAGGCAATTCTCTGTGCAACGCTTCCAAATAATCATCGTGATCAAACCATTTGTCTTCTTCTCGTTCTGCTTTTATCATAGGTTCTAATACTCTTTCGATTGCATCAGATTCTGCATCAGTTACAAGGAGCATATCCTCCTCGTCATAAGCGGTCGTTTTAATTTGATATAGATTCATCGTTTAAGTTATATTGGGTTAAAATGTCTTCAAGTACGGGGCAGTTGGTGTCATAATCATAGTAGTAACCTTCGTCAGCCCCCTCATTGAAATGGGACTCAGATATTGGGAACAACAACTGCGTGATAGTTCCATCTTCTGTTTCGATATCAGTAGAGTGCCACGTAGGTGCATCGTATTCTGTGCGTTCAATACATTCGCCATCTTCGAATACAAACTCACCACCCCATCCTTGCTCTTCTTCATAGGCTAAGACGAATGTAGGGAAGTCAACTGCTATCTCTGTAAGCAGAGAGGTATCGAATAGACTCCAAGCGGTAGAGAAGCGTAGGTTACCACCGTCAATGTCGTGGTCATAACATCCCCACTTAGTACCCCAATTGTTGTAAGCCCAATCATACCAATTGTCTGTGCCATACTTCTCAATCAATGCTTTCTGCATCTTCTTGGTGATGGGCTTAGGTTCGTGATACCAAGGCTGAGTCCGATCGATCTTCTCGTTCTCCTTCATTTGTTTGTCGTACTCCTTCTGAGTCACAACACGACAAGGAGATGTCGTGTCACGCATATCATCGGGCATCGGGCGGTAGTGACCACAGAATCCATTAAGAGTCTCGGCAATTGTGTGTAGTTTTTCTGTCTGCTCTGCGGTTAATTCAGCAGGGATGAAGTGGTAATAAACGTGGTTTGGCATAGTCTTTTTATGTGTTTAGGGTGTGCAAATATAGTATATTATAATAAAATTACAAACTATTTCGAATTAATTATATAGTTTGAGTATTGTTCGGCTATTGCATCGGCAATACCTTGGAAGGTTTTGTTGCGTATCTTCTGTCTCTCGTAGGCAGACTTACCTTTGAGTGCATCCATATACCATTGGGCCTGGCGCTTAACCTTACCGGTCTTCTTATCAGTCCATTCAAAGAACTCACCTTTGTCAACCACATTGGTATGTGTGAGGTTTGGAAGATTCTTTGTCCATAGGCAAGTAGACTTTTGGAATGGGTCTCCGAACTGCCAAGGTTGAATGATTTGGTCGGGCTTACGAAAGAGAGAGGACATAACCCCTATAGGATTCTCTACACATATGTGTGGTATATCAGCGTGCATAAGTTTCATAAAGAAGTCAACACCATCTTGTCTGTCTTGAATACGGGTAGGAAACTTGTCAGCGTATTCGGGCTTGAACCATCTGTTTCCGGCTAAGGTAAGGTAGGTACAAGGTGGGTGAGCAACAAGCAAGTCCCAAGGTTGGTCGTTAAAAGGATTCTTATCAAGTATCTCCAATACACTACCTTGGTGATGTAGGCCAGGGGCATCTGTAGGTTCGAGGTCACAACTTACTGCGATGTGACCAAGTTTACGGAAGGCATCACGAACGGTGCCACTGAATTCACAAGCGATTAATACATTAAGTTTTTTCATAGTCTTTTTATTTTACATCAATTAGTTTTCCATCCCATACTACACCATTCAAATACCACTCGCCTTTTTTCTGAGAGATGTTTACATTTGGTATACCATTAAGGCGTTCTTTGGTTGTCTGTGAGAACCAACCACAATTGGTGATACTTAGAGTGCGTTTTGGATCGTTGTATAGGTAAGCAATTTCATTGTCGAATAGAGATAGAATTGTTACATTTGGTAATACTTTTACTTGTGTGTTATCTTGTTTCCAAGACTGCGCATTCATAAATTTTTCTATTGCTTTTTTGGTTATTTGTTTCATAGTTTTTCTATTAGTTTGATGATTTGTTCGGGCGTTTCCATTACTTCAAAGCCTCCGTTATTGTGTGTGGTTATACCAACTCTTGTGTGTTCTGCAATTACTTTAGAGTATTCTGTTTTTTCGGGTACTCGATAGCAGTGACCGATTTGATTGGGGTTGACATACAGAAATTCTTTTCTGTTTGCCAAAGTTAGTTTGATTAGTTTCATGATAGGGTTAGTTGTTGTTCTATTTGGTAAGGTGTTTCTTTTACATAGATTTCCATGTATTGTGGATGCGCCCAACTGATTGCAGTTACAAACATTTCAAAGTTATCTTCATAGTGTTCGCTGAATACTCTGATGTGCTGAGGATTTACATACAAGTAGTCTTCTTTTAGTTCGCCTTGTATAGTAAGGTGTAATCTGGTTAATTTTAGGTAGTTCATTTGCTTTCGTTTATTAGTTCGTTGATGTCATTTACTGCTAAGGAGATTTCGTGTTGTTCGGATCCACCTTCTTCGATTTCGCTGAGGGCTAAGTAATAAAACTCTTTGATTTGATTTCTCTTGTCAGCATCTGTAGGGAATGCTCCCATTATGTTGACCACCCATTGGTAAAATTCTTCTCTATTCATACTTTTGCTATTGTTGGTTTGTCTGATTTGATTGGTGCAATGATTACATTTTTTTCGAGGATGATAAGGTCTTCGTGTTTAGTTCGCCAATTTTTTGTATAGGAATCAATTAATTGTAGTGCTTCTTCTCTTTGGGTCTCAGATTTGAAAGAGGAGAAGTGAGCGAAGTGAGAGAGGGCATCACCAATGTTCTGATACCACTTGAATGCGATTACTTGAGAGTCCCAAGAGACTTGTGCTTTAGATAGGTTTATCATATGTGTAGTATTACTTGTGGTCAACCTCGATTCCGTTAATCTTCGTG